GTTAGCCCCGCTCTTTCTTTGTCCGTCTTCTTCTTGAGTGAGGTATATCTGCGGTATCATGCAGTTTGAGACGTTAGACAAAGCACTTCTCTCACCGTCTTTATACACCCACTGTATAGCGAATGAAAGGTTTCTTCCGTATATAAAGTTCCCGTCGAAGTCTTCGTCAAACGAATTTTCGATAGAGAAGTTTACAAGAGGCTTGGTCTTTGCAACATCAAGAAACTCTTTGATGTCTCTCTCAATACTGTACCCTCCTGCGTCAGCTGCGTCCATAGCCCTGCTGACATTGATCTTCTTTGGGTTGCTTACTCCATCAGTAAAGTACAGTATAGGTACGATAGTACCGCTTTGATTTACGTCAGCCCTCAGTACGTCCATGTCGACGTACTCGGGCTCAGAATCAAACAAGTACTGGCTTGCAAAAACTTCTTCGTACTTGGGCGTAGAAGCAGACATGTCGATACGGAAGACAGCGTGATCAATCCCCACGGTGTCGTATGCAATAAAATAAATCGTTTGATCCTCTTCGTCAACACAGCTACCAAGCACAGAATATGTGGTGTCAATAAGGTCCCCAGCAGAGTTACTCAAAACAGCTTGCGTACCCTTCACGTTCTTAAGCACAAAAGCGTTACCGTCTGTGTCTGTCGACACGGTAACGTTTTGAGCGTCAGTCATTTCATTCTGCTTAACAAGCCTTTCGTCATTGGACTTATTAAGTACAGAAGGTATAATCTTATGAATAGGCATTATCCCTTAGGTGCTTGCTTGTAATTCTTTCTAATAGTCTTGAGTGCTTCCTCTTTGCTGAACGCCTTCATGCGAGAATTCGCCTTGCGTCTTTCGTTGTAGTACTCCGCTCTGGCTCTTTGCTTTTCAGCCATTGGGACAGACGACTTACGCTCAACGATCTTGAAGTACATATATGTACGCAAGGCCTCTTCCAAGTAGATGTGGACTGTAGGGTCCACAGCTCTTGCTTCGTCCGCCACGTACTCGATAACAACCTCCGAAATGTTGTTACTCGTATCCATCTCGATTCTGTTCTGATCGAGGTTTACTCTATACCCTCCTTCGTACTGTCCCCCACCGACTCCATAAAGACGGCCTTCTACGCCTCCATAGACGTAGTTTCTAAAGACGTAATCTTCAAACCCATCATCAATCCTAGTCGTGCTTCCGCTAGTGCCTGCAGTGGCTCCTTTTGAGTCCTGTCTGTCGTAAACCCCGTCTCCATCAGAATCAATGTTGTTCCCATAGGAATCGGTCTTGTATTTCTGAGAGATGTTAATGTTCTTATTTTCCCCCAGAACGTATACGATTCCGTCAGTACCCACGACGCCAATTTTAACTATGTCGACGTAGTCATCTGGCAACTCAACCGTATCGTTAGTAGTGTTTACACTGAGTTTCAGAGACTTAACCCTGTTCATGATGTCAAACCCGAACTCTCTTATGCCTCGCTTAGCGAAATTCTTAAGAACCGACTCGTCGACATCGTTCACGAAATCGTCGTGCCCCATCGTAAGCAAGAAGTCGTTCACGATCTGAGACACTTTAATGGTGTTTCTTGCCATTATTTACTGGGCTTTGGAATCTCCTCTTTTGAGGAGTAGTTATACATGTCTGCATCCCTCAAATGCAGACCTATCATCTTGGCAATCTCAATCGTAAGCTCTGGCTCATAGTGTTCAGGCATATCGAAGTGTCTTGCGTTTGTTTGGTCTGTGAGGTCAGTAGTATTCAGGTATGGGAGGTTGTCCACAAACTCCCCAGCATAGTCTCTTGAGCCTGGCTGTCTGTAGTATCTGACGTGGATCTTCTGAATCGTTTCTGGAAATACTTCGATATGATTCGAAATAAGAGCCACAGGAGCGTCTTCAGTCGGCAGGTTTAAGTCGCTACGCAAGATCCTGTCAATCTTTTCTTCGTCGTACACGATGTCTATTGGGGTTCTGGTAGAAGCCCCAAACAAAACAGCCCCCTTTGTATTAAGGGCTATAATTCTTGACAGGTTGTACGTAAGATCGTTCTTTTTGAACGCAGAGGCGGTGCTATCTTTTGTCCAGGTCTCAGAGGTTGAGTAGAAAGAAAGGTCTTCCTCTAGTCTCTTGATTCTAGACTTATTTCCTTTTGCTGAGATGCCTCGCTTCGTGGAGGCGCGTGCTTGCTCAAACTCACCAAACATATTGTTGAATAAGTTTAGTTGAGCCTGATGTGCAAACTTGTTGAAGGATGCTGGCGTGACAAAGCCTCTTTGGTCTTTGTTAGCCAGCTCTCGCACGGCCTCGTACACTTTTACAATGTTGGCATACATGCAACAAATATACAAAAAGAAAGCCACCTGTATTGGTGGCCTTCTCCTTGTGTGCTCTGCAATTAAAGCTGCCTATCTATTTCCTCTACTACAGGTACTGCCGCCTCTGTTAAACAGTATCGAGTAAATACGTCTACAGGGTCTTGACCTGCTGGGACAGATATGATCATGCGGTTGGTATCAAACCAACGGACAGCATCCTTATCCATCTTAATAATGTTGTACTTCTGAGCCATGCGCAGCTTAGCCTTCATAGCAACAGAAGGGTTGTCGAACGAGTTGATAAACCCTGATGGGTCTTTCTTTGCTTTGAGAAGCAGGTCGTGCTTAATCTCTGCCACTGGACGGTCAACATCCATGTTGTACGCAGCGGCAACAGACAGCAAGTCGTCCAAGTCCTTGGTTCTCAGCAAGTTAATTGCATCGTTAATGAGGAACTCTTGGTCGATGTTGACTGACTTCTTTTTCATCTCGTCGATAATCTCAAACGAGCTTCCTCCGTTAGCCTTGTTTCCTGGATGCACCTTCAAAAACTTCATGAGGTTTGGCTTTGTCTTTGGGACAAAGAGCCTCCCCATACGAAAGATGACTGGCGTCTTTACTGAATTCGGCGCCTGCTCGTCTTTCCAGATAGAGTTCTCACGCTCGCAATAGCGGATCTCACGCACCATATCTTTTTCTTCGTCGTACACGGTGATGCCGCTTTGCATGAGCATAAACGTACCTGAGCTCTGTAGAGCCTTAAACTCACGCGCTTCGTACTTGACTTCGTTGCGCTTGATCTTTGGTTTTGCAGGCGCCACTGCTGTTGGTGCAGATGGCGTCTCTACCGCCTCTACTGAGGCTTCTGCTGCTGGCTTAGCCGCAGGCTTTCTACCCCGACGGGGTTTTGTTTGTTGTTCCATTAAGATATTGAATTAAAATTAGTAGTCCGTATTAGCCTATGAAAACTGCGTCAGTAGTGTAGTACACCGTGACAACAGCATATACACCGAGCTCGTATGAAGCGTTACCATTGATGGTGGTTCTCGTGCCGCCATCTGGGTAAATCTGCATAGCTGTCCCTGAAGTATTTATCAGTGTAAAAGTAGTATGAACAAAAGGCTCGTCGTCAAGATGAATGCCTTTGAGGGCGTCATCACTACTTACCAAAAATACTGGGTGGTCTATAGGACCGAGGTCTGTGGCGTCAACAGAAGTACTTCCAGCAGCAGCAGTGACGGGGTCTGCAGTGTCATACTCCATTCTAAAGTTCCCAGCAATATTTGCTGACTGGAAGATTGGGTTTGTGTCTTCGTTGTAGAACGTAAGCTCAACCCATTCCCCAAGATTGTTACTGCCCGCAGGAGCTTTCCACAGCAACAGAACATGATCACCAGCTTTTGTAAGGGTGATAGCCTGATCATTAGTAGAGAACTCCGATGTGGGGTCAACAGTAAGAGTGGTGTCACCAGTCTGAGTAGCCGTTCTTTTAACAACAACCATTGTCCCGTGAGGAATCGGTCTGCCGTATTCATCAGTTGATCCTACTGTAATTGTTTTGGCGCCCGCGCCTGTAAACTCTACAAAGCTGGATGTGCCGTTCCACGCGGTCGTCGGGTCTGTACCATCGACCGTTTGGATTCCTCCATCAAGGAAGAATGGGAATACTCTTTTATTTCGTGGCATTGTGTTCGTTTTTTTACAAAGATAGTAAAAGAGAGAGGACCGTTTCCTCTCTCAATTACCGATATAGATTATGAGCTCGAATCGGTTACGATAGGAGCGACCACAGTCAAACCTCCATCAGAGGTAAGCATGACAGTAGCATTTTCGCCTGTACCGTCCAGAGTGATGCTGTCGTCTCCGTTGTGAGATGACAAAACAATAGTTGCCCCACCAGCAATGGTTCCAGCAACAACAGTAAACATCAACCCAGGGATGTCTTGAAAAGACGCTACACCAGCCTCCCCGCTTGTTACGTTAACAGTAACTACACGACCAGTGACTTCAATAACTTGAGCGCTTGTTGTTGCAGTTACAGCTTGAGTTGCTGCCTGAGGGAATAGTGGAAGAAGATTTGTTCTAGCCATTTGCTCTGAGTATTATGAAGATTAGAGAGAAGGGCCTAAGCCCCTCTCTCGTTTCTTCAGGTTAATTACTTGATGAGTACGTGCTGGTTAGCAGCGCGAGTAATCAAGTTGCACTCAGAGCGGTAGTAGAACTCAGCAACGTCCTTAGACAAGTTGGTGTGTCCCAAGATAGAACCGCGCACCCAGTGCTCCATGTCTCTGTTGTAACCGTTAGTACCCTTGTAGTTCATCTCCAAAGCAGGAGCTGAGTTGCCAGTACGTGGGTCAACGACGTTGGCCAAAGGCACCATAGCACCCTTGATTGTACCAACGGCACCCAAGTTAGGATCATTCAAGAGCTTCCAGTCGTGCTTGTGGAAGGTGTAACCACCTCTCGTGAACGACTTGAATCCGAGCTTCACAGCCATGTCAGAGTCGTTGTTGAAAGCACCGAACTGTCCAGGCAAGCCAGCAGTAACCTGCGTAGCGATACCTTGAGCGAGCATGTCATCGATGTCCAAAGATGCAGCTCTGTTCAAGTACATAGCGTACTCTGCAGGAGCCCCCTCTTTGTCCAATTCGAGGATGATACCGTCAATGTCGGACATGTCAGCAAACGTGCCTTGAGCACCGCCAGAAACGTCAGCAACCAAGCCTCTGTTTTCAACGGCCGCGAAGTAACCTTCAGACCCAGCAACCTTACCCAAGGTAGTGGAATCATCGATAGGCACCTGCAACTCAGTTTCGTCTGCAGCAGCCTTCTGACCGTACAACAACATCATCTCACGCTGGTTCATGAAGCGCTTACGAGTGTCCATCTCGCCCTTCACATACCATCTGTAGTCACCGTTACCGATGTTTACCCAGCCGATGTTGGTTGCTTGAGAACCATTAACTGCGTAAGTTTCCTTGGTGATGATGAATGGGTTGACGCGCTTGGTGATACCAGGCTCGCGGAAACGACCAGGCTGATCAGATCCCTGAGCGAAGATGTTGCCAATTACAGCAAACTGAGTTCCAGCTCCGTAAGTTCCAGTTGGGTTGCCAGCACCGTCGAGACGCTTTACAGTGTAAGAATCGTCAAAACCGTCGGGTTCGCTGTCAGTGATGCCAGTAACCACGAGGCGCTCGTTTTCTGGAGTCAAGAGAACGTCGTTCAAACGCAGGTCGATAGAGTCGTCAGCCGTTCCGCTCATAGTAAGCGTAGCGGTAGAAATAGAACCCGTAACCGTTGGGTGAAGACGTCCTTCTTCCCAGTACTGAACTTCGTCGGAGTTTCCAGCGTTGGTGACAGCACCAGTGAGTTGCAAAAAGCCCGTGATACCTTGATCGCCGTAAGTGTTGATCAAAAGGTCTCTGTTGTCTGGCTTGGCGTAGTCGCCAACCAAATCATTCAAAGACACGTACTTGTCTGGGCTGAGCTTAAGAGACGACGGGCCAAAATTTGACGCCCCGTCGTTTGTAAAAGTAGTAGCCATTTTTGTCTAGTTTTTAGATTTTGAAGGTAAGAGTAGAGTTGCCCATCATCGCATCCTTCAGCTGCTGAGTCAGGGAGTTTTCAGTTGTTTGTGCGCCCTGTGAGTTTGGTTGAGTGGAACTAATGTTCGCAGCTTTTGTCACCAAGTTTCTTTGACCGTCACCCAACCCCTTCTTGTAGATTTCCTTCGCGATGGTGTCGATGTTGTCGATCAAAGCCCTGTGTGAGCTAAGCAGCTCGTAGTCCCAATTTCCTTTGTCGTCAACGTAAGGATCGAAGTACTCATCGAGACGGGCGTTCTTATCGATGAGAGACTTCTTGTAGTTCTCCTGAAAACCGAACTTAAAGTCATTGCCTTCTCCTAGGTCAAATTGCAAGCCTTCAAGCTCCTTGACAGTAGCTGTCATGTTGGAGATCCACTCTTCGTTGATCAATGGTTCTTCACCTTCTGATTGAGACACTGGCATCTGATAGCCATCTCGCATTTCGCTTATGGCGTCTCGTGCTGCCTTTGCGTCCAGTTTCATCTGGATCTGGCCCATCTGTACCTCAGACTCATCGTGGAGGTCTGGATCGACAGTGTACTTATTCTTCATAAGTACGTTGATTTCTGTGTCGCTAAGGTCTGGGTACTGAGTCCGCATGTGGGTCGCGATAGCAGTCATGTCATCCATTTCGGATGGGTTAACTGACTGATACTTAAACCAATCCATAGGGTCTCTTCCAGTCTTGGAGACGAAATCAGCAATAACTGCGATACGTTCGTCCAGCTCAGGCTGAGATTGTTGTTGACTCAAGTCGTCCAAAGACGTCACCTCTCTACCCAGCCTTTCGCTAAGAAATGAGAAGACCGCTTCCTCGACCTGTGAGTCAGAGTATTCTTCTTGTTCGGGAGCAGCCTCTTGTGTAGGCTGCTCTACCTCCACTTCCTGCTGAGGCTCGGGTTGAACCTCGGCTTGTGGTTCTGGCTCGGGAGTCGGTTCCGTCTGTGGCTCTGCCATAGCTTGTGCGACCTCTTGCTCAGATACAAAAGTGAAACCGCCTTCCTGAGCGGTTTCTTGTGGTTGGATGTTTTCGTTTTCCATAAATTAAAATATTGATTTCTATTGTATTAGCCTACGTATGCCAGGCCCTTTCCAAAGGCGTCTGGCGTAATAGACGAGAACGTACCGTAAACCGTCATCCCAGCCTCAAGAGGAATGTCTACGCCGCTAGCACCAACGGCAGCGCCATTGATGTCAAAGAGGCTAGCACTGCTTTCGGGCGACTTAAACGTAAACGTTCCAGCTTCAACGCATGTGAAAGCAACAAACTTCTTGTTTGAAGGCGCTGTCGCTTCTGTTGCTGCGTCAAGGTAAAAGAACGAGGACGGTAGTTGTGCTCCTGGATATGCCATATCTATTGTTTTTGCAAATATATAACTTATTTATTTCCTGTGCTTTGCCACCTTCGCAGCGATCTTTTTGGGTTGCCTTACAAACTGCTTTCCCTTCTTGTTCCCCTCTGCCTTAGCTCTGTTGGTGGCACGCTTCTCACTGGCACTCAAAGACTTCCATGCCTTGTCTGGCAAGTATCGCTTCTTACCCTTCGACGGCTTGCCGTCTGATGTCCGCCACTTTTGCTTTGTCCACTTGGCGAGCGAGTTGCTACTAGATTTCTTTCCTGAGTAGCCTCCGCCTGCTTTTTTGTAAGCAGCTACGGCTAGTTGAGCCTTGCGAGCTGACCATTGACCAGCCTTGCCCCCTTTAGATCCAGACTTAATACGAGCAACAATTCTCTTCCACAGCCCTGGATTCTTTTTCTTGGCCGTCTTAGCCATGAGAAGCGGTTTTAAACTCTGCCTTCTCTATCGCCTTTGGATGCGGTGCGTAGTCTCCATCCATGAGATAGTATCTCCCGCTCTCCTCCATCCAGTGATATCCCTTTGGGGGATCCACTGAGATTTTTTTATCACCTACCTTGAGCTTTGTCTTCTTTAGTGCTTTCATTACCACTTCACCTTGTTGGCCCAGTAAGCTGCGCTGCTTGGCCCTTTAGCAATGTTCTTCCTGTGGCGAGCCTTAAACGACTTGCGCTTGGCTTTCATCTTTGCGCTCTCGCCAGCCTTTGGCTTCCCAGCGGTACTTGCACCCTTTTCTCCAAAGCGAATGATTTTAATCTTTCCATTAACCCTAACGGCAACAACGTGTGATTTCTTTCCGCTGGGCGATCTTTTGGGTTTGTTGAGTCCGCTTAGACCAAATCTTTTAAGTTTGCTTTTTTCGCTTTCAGATAGTGCCATAATGCAAATATAATTACTCTGGTTTTACCCCGTATTCTCCAGGCTGGAGGTGATAAGTTGTTTCTCCAGATCCAGTGAGGTAGGTGAAGCACATGGTCTCGCCCTCTGGTATCTCTAGTGTTTCGTAAGTGGCGACGTATGTTCCGTCTTCTTGAAGGCACTCTTCTAGGGTTTGCTCAAGGAAAGACCAACCCATGTTTGGGCAGTTAGCGTCTGTCCATGACTGGAGCAAGTCGTCTTCTGACTGTATCGTTACTGAGTACTTCATTAGCTTACACTTAATATTAGCACGGTGTTGTTAGAGCCAGCTACGTTGACAGAAAGGCTGTTAACCGTTGCCCCAGCTGGGAAATTGTAAAGGGTATTTGCGTTAACACCAGTTACGGTTGTAGTTGGTGAGTTCCAAGCGCCAGAACCTGGCTGCCCCCAGAGACTTATTACTCCGTTCTTCTTAAAGCACCGAGCCGAAGCTTGGCTGGCCCCGTATCCGTGCTGGATAGAGTCATCGAAAACATCCCAGTCAGTGTCTGTGCCGTACTGCGCGATATCGTAACTCACGTTAGGGGACCCCTGAAAACCACTCATGTTTCCACAAACGTACAGCCCGATAGAGCCAGTGCTCCCCTTTCTAAATGCTACGTCGTAGTTGCCAAGAACAAGCTGTTGCCAGTCTGTGTCCGTTCCTATTTGAACGACGTATGTCTGGTTACTAAATCTAGCGATAGAAGCGTCCAAATCAGATGGAAATTCTTGCCCAGCCCTACCAAACATAAATAGCTCTCCACTAGAGTTGATTACCATGCAACCGTTGCCGCTTCCGCCAAACTTGAACGAGCCAGCACTGTAGTTTAAGTTCTCACTCCAGTCGGTAGCGGAGGCGGACTTTACTCTTGTAAAAGAGGTAGTAAAACCAGAGGTAGTACCCTGCCCAGTAGCCCCGTAGTTGTTCCTTCCAGCTGCGTATAGATAAGTGTTACTTGCCCCACCTTTGAGAGCGTAAGAATTATAGGGGCCCCCAACAATATCTTTCCAATCCGTGTCGCTACCCACCTGAACCCAGCTAGTTTGGTTGGTCGTATTGCCGAGACCGAGAGTGCCGTAGTAGTTGTAACCTACGCCCCAAAGGGTTCCGTCTGTTTTGATCGCAAGAGCCCAGCTAGAATAACCACTGTTATTGCATAGAATAAATCTAGCTACGTTTGTCAAGCTGATTTCAAATTCGTTGTAAACGGTATTGCCCCATTTCGCATTCGTGGTGTCATCGCTAGTCTTGTGGTAAAGATTGCCACTAGAATCTAGCGCAAGGATGTGGCCGCTATTCTGAGCTATCTTGGTAAACTGAGTTGTTGATAGCTGATAGCCATAGGCTGGGATATCGCTAAAAAACGTGGCCCAATCAAATGGAAAGCCAGTAAGCGAGAGTCCTCCATAAGCTATCATTCCAGTTGACGGATAGGTTAGTACGTGAGCCTCGCCACCACCACCTCCAGCGCCAAGACCAGAGATGTTTGCGATCTTAGAATCATCAACTCCAATAATCTTACTCATAGCTCAAGCCAAGTGTTGTCAGGTTTGAAGAACACGTAGTTTTTGCTGGCATCAATAACGTAGCCGCATATCCTAACAAAGTCGCCTGTAGTGTAAGCGCTTATATCGTCAGTTAGCTCTCCAGGAGTTTGGCTTATATACAGCACGTCACCTTTAGAAGCTGTGCTAAAACCAGTGTTTGAAGACATCTTAATGCTACCTTCCAAAAGCATTCTGGCTGGTGAGGCGTCGTCAGTAGCTACAGCTAGCAGACCGATTGAAGTTTGCGCAGTATCTGCATCAGCTTCCGTCCAGGATGCAGAGCTAGAAACATAAAGCTTGCCTGCAGTAACAGTCCCCGACGTGTGAAGTTGAGTTATGACTCTGCTACCAGCTCCAACTTCTCCAACAACAGGTGAGGATGGAGCTCTTCCGTTTACCTCCATTTCGTCAGGCCTAAGAGCCCCCGTCACCCTAAGCAACGATCCACTCCATGTGAGGTTTGTGTCGCCTTCGATAGTGTCCGCATCTGTAAATACAGAAATTTGATTGGCGACAGGTGTGCCGAACGTATCAACCCCGCCAGACTGTTCGACCCACGAAGTAGTACCACTTCCGTTTGTGGAAAGAACATATCCGTTAGTCCCTCCGTCGACTGGAAGTGTAATCGTATATCCGCTAGCAAGAGTCGGGGATTCGATGGTTACATCATTAATTCCACCTCCATTAATTTTTATTCCTGCCGCGAAACCAGCTATTTGAGAAAACTCAGTATTAGCAGTCACATCAAGATTGGCTGATCCAGAAATAGGTCCTATTGTAAATCTTTCTGTATCCGCAACACCTATTATCGATGCGTCGGCGAGGGTTACATTTCCTCCAACCGTTAGGGTGGTTAATATCTTTGCGTCACCACCTACGTCGAGTGTCGCTGTAGGAGCTCCAGCCGTTTTGACCCCAAGGCCTCTTGTGGCTTCATCTAGATAAAGTATGTTCAGATCAGAGTTATCCCTGAAGGTAAGCCTTCCTCCTTCTGGAATGTCGGCAGTTCTAGTAGTGTCAGAAAACGTGATGTCATCACTCTCGAACGTATTAACAGCCGCCTGAGCACGAGCGTTAGTGAAGTACAGGTTAGTACTGCCCTCAGGCACCTCGTCAGTGTCTTGCTTGTGCGTTGGTCTAATGATAATTCTGCCAGAGTTCCCAGGGCTTGTGGTCAAGACAGCGGCAAGGAGTATGCTATGTCCATCGGCAGGGGGAGGCTCTGTCTTAGTTACTCCGCCAGGAGTATCTGGGTCGAGGTAGAGAAGGTCTCCTTGTGAGAATGAAGTCTCGCTGTAGCCAGATAGGTTGTCAAGCTTCCCGAACCATACTACGTAGCCCCAATCATTGAGATCCATGTCCTGGGCTGCAAACCCAACAACCCACTCTGGAATAAATCCAGCAGCTGATTGATCGGCTTTATTAAAAAGCAATCCGCTCCCCGTGGAGCCCCCGAACATGACTACGTCACCCTTAGAGATGGCTTCGGCAGCCTTGCCGTAGAACACATTTTTCTCCCCAAGCTCTATAGTTACCCCGCTAGCGTTGGTGTAAGAGATTGTCTTCTCATCGACATCATACCCCAAAGACCCAGCAGCCTCTGAAAATTCGTCTTGGAAGTTTATAACATACCCGTTAGCTTGCAAGTCGCCGCCAAGTGCTGGGGATACATCCTCAGACACAGAAGCAAGCCTATCGGCCCAAGTGGTGTCGTAATCAGCATTAGAGGTCTTTACCAAGGATTGACCAGTAGTGCCACCAGGCGAGACCCCCTCTCCAGGAGCGCCCTGTGTACCGCCTTCAGCAGTTATCGGAGCGACTACAATAGGCCGCTGCTCTGGAGTCGATATGACAACTTTTGTAACCGAATCTGGAGCGGCCACATGGACTATCAGCGGATCACCAAATGTCAGGTTAAATTCAGACATGTTATGTAGTCAGAGTTATATCCTCTATAACGGTAAACACTCCGTGAAGGAAGGTCTCAACTATAGGTGTGGCGTCGGTGCTTTTGTGCTGCAGATCATAAACATATTGACCAGAAACAAGATTCATAATGGACGCAGCTATAGTGATTGTAAGCTCTGTTCCGTCGTCGTTGTAAACAAAGCTAACGCTCGACGTAGGTATGATTGGCGACCCACCGTTGTCGTCAGCAGTTTCGCGAACCTCCATCTGCCACCCAGTACTTGGCCTAGCGATACTTTGATCAGCGTCGAAAGTAAGGGTCACCTTAAATGTGTCCCCCTTTCTGCACTTTATATCAAGTCTAGAAGACTTGTCTAGATTAATGTTTGCCATTATTGCAAAAGGTCATTTACGTTTACTGATCCTGATTCTTCCAATTCACCCCTACGGCCTTGTCGCTGAGAGATGAGCTTGGACTGTTTGGTGGCTTGCTGGTCAACCCGTTCATCTTTTCTATTCTCTTTAAGAACTTCAAGCTTTTGCTTGAACTCTTGATCTTCAGTTCTAAATCCGAGTGTAGCCTGAGCCTTAATCAACTCCACTTCTTTGCGCATCTCATGCTCCATCTGCATGCGCTGGGCTTCAAGCTGAGCCTTCATTTCTTCCATGCGCATATCAAGCTGAGCCTTAAGCTGCATCTCCTGAGCCTTGGCTTGTGACGCAGCCTGAGCTGTCTGTATGTTAGCTTGAGCTTGTGCTTGAGAGTTGGCCTGAGCCTGCTCCATCTGTTGCTTAATGCGCTTCTTGCGCCTGACAACAAGCAAGCGCTCAGCCTGATCGACATCTCTAAGCTGCCTGATGGCTATAGCGTCTTCAATATCAATCTCTTTTTGAGAAAGCGCTATTTGGATGTTTTGTTCCAAATAAGCTCTATCCTTGTCGTCCATCTGCTTCTTTACCACAACACCGAAGTTGTACATAGGAAGCTCTGCAAACGAAGTGATAACGCCCATGTTGGTTGCTCCAACGGCGTTTTCGTAGATGGAGTACAAGGGGGAGTCTCCTGGGAGTATCTGCAAGCACTTAATAACATCCTCTACAACTCTCTTGTAGAGCATCATAGAGGAATGAGTTACATCGTAGATAGCGTTGTTACCTCCAGCTATAGCTTGCTCTCTCACACCAACCAAGTCTTCACTCTTTGGTGTAGAACCGTCCATAGCTTCGTTTATGCCTGTAGCATCACGAATCATACGGAGATAATGATTGTACAAACCAATAAGTTCGTTGATGTTTCGTATGGTGTTGTCCAAAGGACGAACGGGTGGGTTTTGGAAACCACCCTCTGGATTCTTACTTCTGTAGTAGAAGACACCAGTCTGCTCGTAGATATCCTGAATCTCCAACGGCTGAAGCTCACCGCCCCTGCCGAGCTGCACATTATCCAATCCTTCGATGTCTACAATCAATCCATCAGGCTTGGCCTTAGCGACCGCCTGCTGGATTTTAAGGTGGGTGAGCTGAAGCTGGTCTGCAAAACCAGTGATGCTCCCCACAATAGACTTAGGCATCATGCGGCGGAGGTTCGTAGCAACGGCAGAGTAAGAGAGCCTAGCTCTAGAGATATCGTGAATGTTCTTAGGGATGTTGGTCTTAATCCCGTACCCGTAGATATAGTCGGTTCCTACGATGTACTTTCCTCCGTAAACCGTGCCGTTCTCCATCTTGTGAGACTGACGCTCGAAGACAGAGCTCTTAGGCTCTGAGTAAGACTCCCCCTTAAAGAAGAAGTTCTTATTTCCGAATCGGTTCTCTTTGTCCTCGAAGTACATGCAATCAACAGAGAGGAACTCGAAGTCGAGAACCTGAACTCTGTATTCGTCGTACCCGTACACCATGCGATCTCTCTTGTCGTCATGGTACTTTCTACCGAAGACAGAAGAGTCGTTGCTGAACTTACCAGCTACTTGCTTAGCGAGCTTCTCAAACTCTTCTTCAGTGAACTCATTCCCCGCGACTCTTTTGAGCTCCTCTATAGTGATGGTCTTTACGTGACCAGCATATACAAGGTCTTTGAAGTTGGGGTCTTCGGTGTAGCTGTGAACAAAGTCACTTGGGTCTACGTACTCCGTAGAAATCCCGTAGTTTGGATCGTTCTGTCTCTTGACAACAGCCATGCCTAGAGTTACGAGATCGTTGACACAGCGACGGAAGGTGGAGTCGTTAAAGTCGTTCCACTGCAACGTTATGTCTGTGGCAACCTGAGCTGCTATCTCAGCATCGGTCTTTATGTTGGTGTCGATAAAGATTTCAGCCTCTTCGAGCGTGTCTGGTATCTGGCTTGGGTCTGACTCCATCTTGATGCCAGACTGATTCATCATGGAGTACAGATCCTTGTTTCTAATCTGAGCCTGAAGCTTGCGCTTCTTAGCGTCTTTCTTGCTGCTAGACAGAGGATCGATAGCCTGAAGGTTAGGGTATGGATCTGAAGAAAGAATCTTGTTTACAACAATTTTGACGAACTTCGGCACGATAGGTACTGGAGCCCAGTCCAGATTCAAAAGAGTCCCGTCACCGTTATTGGGGTCGAGACTATTAAGAATCTGCTTGTATATTGTAGTGTCCTGCGTGCCGTTAGCATAGTCGCGGTTTCTTTCGAACTCGCGACGGCGCTTTTGGTATGTTGCAGACTCATCGTCTATTTTTCCCCAGTTACTCTCAATGGCTTTTGCATACTTAAGGCCATACGACTTCTGCAACTTCTCCGAGGGGAGAGCCAATGGATCTGGAAAAGTCCTAGACTTTTTATTGTTGTTGTTGTAGGACATTTACAGTATTGCCTTTATAGCACAAATATAGTGTAAATACGATAACGTCTTAGGCGTTGGGCTTGTAGCGCCGAAAGAACTTCTTGTCGTCAAAATTACTGACCTTCTTTTCTACCTTAACTTTTTGCGCAGCTAAGAGGGCGAGGCCAGAGCTAATGGTCAAGTCAAACTTAGTTCTCTTGTCTATACGATAGCCTATCCAGTCCTCAAGAGTCCTGTTGAAGTACATGTTCCCAACGCTTCCATCAGCCCTCTCACCTACGTGTTCAAAGATGTATTGCTCAATAGCCTGGGCGTGAGCATGGATGACATCTTGCGAATTCGAAGGTATACCCTTGGTTCTTACGTTGGCGCTGCTTCCTGGGGGGCGCAAGTGGTCTGGCCTGTTCATCACATAACCATCGTAACCCCTTGATTCAAAGTACCTTACGATGCCGTACTTGTTGTTTTCAATTAAGAGTGGGTACCCATAAAAGAAAGCAGCCATTAGAACGTCTTCGTAGAAGATCTTAGCTAGGTCAGGACGCGAGGCATACTCCACAACAAACATGTTAGACGGGTGTGTCTCAGTCATGCTGAACTTGTTGTACAAGTGCAGAGCGCCTTTAGACCCCCTACCGTCAACGACAGCGTCAAGATCGTATGAGTCAACACCACCGCACCCAAGGTGATCAAATGGAGGTACCTTCTTGCCACCGTCTTCTTTGACGACGTTACGCATCTCTTGCGGAGGCATCCACGAAACCCTAAATCTTCCGTTAGGATCTGGCGTAAAGGCAACCTCCTTGTCCATCTCCTTCCATAAGAAGTTACCTCTGACAACTGGGTTCGGATATAGGTCTTCGTTACTGTCTATCTGTTGATAGATCTTTCCGATGTTAAAGATGCTCCCCTCTACACTATCTCTAAAGGCCTCTTCTTCAGTAAACGGGAACTGCCTCACCACCTCGTTAAGCTCCGAGGCATCAGACTTCAGTGAGTCCCTTTCGTTTCTGAGGTACGTCTTAGCCCCTTGAGTAACTGGATCACCATCAATACCGCTGACATCCTTATCAGGATCTTCAACGACTGGATTTCCGTGCTTGTCAAAAAAACCTTCAAGAGCGTCATAAGCAGGTATGAAGATACGATAGAGGCCGCTCTTAGTTCTGCCGTTAGCGTTACGCTCAATAGGATTGCTATCCTCCCAAAGGGCCTTGTACTCCTTGCCTCCCTTATCCATAGGGTTGACAGTACTTCCGACAAGAGCTTTGCCAACCACTCTCTTACCTACAATAAGGCATGTGCGTTCAATGCGCCATGCGTCGCGAATGTCGACAGGCTTCTCCCACTTGCCAGCCTCATCAAGGTATAGCATGTGCAGCTTCTCACCGTCGTATGCGTTGTTAGTGGTATTCTTCCAGTTGATGACTGTATTCAAGGCGTCGCCCTTGACCGACGTCTTGTTCTTTTTCGTGATCCTTTTAGAGGGCTCACGAAAAGCAAGCTCCATACGGGGGTTGGTGGTACCGTCTTGTATAGGCTTGAAGAAGAATGGGTACGATTTAAAAATCGGCACCACTTTCTTCATGAAGATGTTCTCCTGAGAGTCTTTACCAGTCTTCGATTGTATTCCGAGAAGCTTATCCTTAACCTGCGTAGCTTCGTCGACAAGAACAGAAGAACAGATATTAGTGTACCCAGAACGGCGACACTTAGTATAAAGCTGACCGAGACAACGGGGATCAGCTTCGCACGCAGCCATGTGAAGAAAGATTTCACGTTGGAAGGCAAGATAGTAAGGATATCCGATATCAATTTTCGACCACTGGAGAAGCATGTAGTGTCTCCCTGTAATATATGTAGGGACGCCAGCATTGTAAAACCAAACACCGTTACGCCTGCGCTCAAACTCCTTTTCGATGTAGTTAGAAAACCTCTTTCTAAACTCCGAAGGCTTCTCGAACCACTCATCCATAGATCGTATCTTTTGCAACTCTTCGGGCATAGGAATGCGTCGCCACATCTGCATAGCCTTTGGTTGGTCATGGAAGAGAATTTCAGATCGCTTTGGTTTTTTCGGTAGCACAACGAGTAGCCCGTGGAGCTCAATACTTTCTCCTTCTGTAAGGTTAGGGTCGATCTTGATCCCTTTATCTTCATATCCATCTATGTCGATTAGCGTTGACATCAGTAGCTCTGACCGAGTTTATTCATGCGACCGAGGGAGGGGACACCGCTCTTTGGGTTCTTAACCTCCATATACTTTCCGCAAGGACACTTGATGTCGTGATATGCACCGTCTTCACCAAACCGAATGGTGAC